TGTTCAACGAGTCTCTAATTACCAGAGCAAGAAACTATTGCTCCGACGAGTTCATGCGTTCTAAATCACAGCATATGATGTTTATTGATGCTGATATTGGTTTCAATCCTCAAGATGTCATAGCTCTTATGGCTTTACAGGCTCAAGAAGAAGACAAGTACGACATCATCGGCGGACCTTACCCAAAGAAGTGTATCTCTTGGGAAAAGATCAGGCTAGCTGTGAATAAAGGAATTGCTGATCAGGATCCTAATGTTCTTGAAAGATATGTTGGTGATTATGTGTTCAACCCAAAGGGCGGTCAGCAGTCAATTAAAATTGATGAACCAGTAGAAGTCCTTGAGATTGGCACTGGCTTCATGATGGTAACTAAGAAGGCTATGCAGAAGTTTGCAGACAAGTATCCAGAATATTTGTACAGGCCGGATCATGTTCGTACTGAGCACTTCGATGGTTCGCGTGAGATCATGATGTATTTCCAGGCTGAAGTTGACCCAAAAACTAAACGTTATTTGTCAGAAGATTACTGGTTCTGTCAGAAGGCTCAGGAAGCAAGTATTCGTACTTGGTTCTGTCCTTGGATGAAGCTCCAACACGTTGGAACATATATATTTGGTGGTTCGTTGGCAGATCTTGCAACGATTGGAGCAGCAGCAACTGCTGACCCTGCAAGTTTGGGTGGTAAAACAAAAAAGTGAGGTAATATTATGTTGATACAATTGACACACCCAGAACCCAATTATGAGTTCTGGATTGACTCTGAAGAAATCACTGTTATGGAAAGGTATACAAAGCCAACAACAAGCATTCTTCAGCTAAATGGTGACAGACCTGATGTTACAGCATTGGTTCTAAAAAGTGGTAAGATTATGTCGTGCAAGGAAACACCTGCACAAATTATTGAAATTATGAAAGGAAAGTGAATATGAAGCTTGGTGAAAAGACAGTAACAGTACTGAAGAATTTCTCTCAGATCAATCCATCTCTGCTGATCAAGGAGGGAGATGTTCTGTCGACGATCTCTCCTTCTAAGTCGATTCTTGGTAAGGCTAAGGTTCCTAATACCTTTGACACTCGTTGTGCTATCTATGAGTTGTCTAAGTTTCTTGGTGGTTTTTCCATTGCTGAAAACCCTGAGATCGAATTTGGTTCGGAAGCTGTTACAATTAAGGATGCAAATAGCACTCAGAGCATTCGTTATGCTGCTGAATCAAATATCAAGGCACCGCCAGATAAGAACTTGACTCTTCCTGGTAAGGACGTATCGGTTGACTTCACTGAAACTCAGCTGAAGAACGTCATTCGTGGTGCTGGTGTTTATAGTTTGCCCGATATTGCATTTGTTGGTGATGGTTCAACTGTTTCGTTGCAGGCTCTAGATGCAAAGAACAATGATGGTAACATCTATAGCATTGCGATTGGTAATACAGATAAGACTTTCCGTGTTATCTTCAAGGTCGAGAACATTTTGAAGATTATGCCTGGGAATTATCATGTTGATATTTCTTCTAAGCTGATCTCACATTTTACTAACCCTGAGATTGAGTACTGGGTTGGTGTTGAGTCTACGTCAACCTTTAGTTGACAATAGACCTTGGGGAAGCTATAATAATGGCTTCCCCTCTTTTTTTATTATGATGGAGAATATATTATGCTTGAACAATTTCTCTATGTTGAAAAATATCGCCCGAAAACTATCGATGACACCATTCTTCCTGCTGACTTGAAGGCTACATTCAAGCAGTTTATCAACGATGGTAACATTCCGAATCTTATTCTCAGTGGTTCAGCTGGTATCGGTAAGACGACTGTTGCTCGAGCAATGCTTGAAGAGATTGGAGCTGATTATATCATTATCAATGGTTCGAATGAAGGTCGAATGATTGATACGCTTCGCGGGTCTATTATGGGGTTCGCATCAACAGTTTCTTTTACTGGAAATCGTAAGTACGTAATCCTCGATGAAGCTGATTATATGAATCCTAACAGTGTTCAGCCGGCTCTTCGAAACTTTATCGAAGAGTTTTCGAATAACTGTGGGTTCATTATGACTTGTAATTACAAGGCTAAGATCATTGAGCCTCTTCATTCACGTTGTTCAATCATAGACTTCAAGATCGGCAAGAAGGATATGGCCAAGCTAGCTGGCCAATTCTTCAAGCGAGTTAAGGAAATTCTCACCAATGAAAATGTCGCTTTTGATGATGCAGTAGTTGCTGAGGTAATTAAGAAGCATTTCCCAGATTGGCGGCGTGTTCTTAATGAATTGCAGCGATATGCTGCAACTGGTAAAATTGACACTGGTATTTTGACCAATCTACAAGATATAAGTCTCAATGAACTTCTTGGTTTTATGAAAGACAAGAACTTTACTGCAGTCCGCAAGTGGTGCGGCGAAACTTCTGAAAATGTGGACGATGTGTATCGCAAACTTTACGATACGTGCGCCGATCATTTTACGCCCTCTACCATACCTCCACTAGTTCTGTCAATTGCGCAGTATCAGTATCAGTCAGCATTCGTTGCTGATCAGGAGATTAATCTGGCAGCCTGTCTTGCAGAAATTATGACGAACTGTGAGTTCAAGCGATGAATCCGTTTGATTATTCAAACGCTATCCTTGAAACAAAACAAAATCTGATAACTGATGAAGCATCAGAAAAGGCATACAATCCATTTCTGGTGAACAGAGCCTTATCATATTTTCCTGACACGATTATCGATGCAAACTTGATGAACGTGTTCAATATACTGGACAAAAAGCTTCAATTTGATTATCTAATAAATAGTGTTAGACGGTCTAAACGCCGCCGAACTGCTTGGGGTAAGAAAATTGAAAACCGTGATATGGAGATGATTAGAGATCGTTATGGATACAATCATCGTCGTGCTAAGGAAGCTCTTTCGATTTTATCTGACACCCAATTGAAGATGATAAGAGAAGAAATAGAAAAGGGTGTATAGAAATGGTTACAGTAGAATCACTCATTGAAGTGAAAATAGCAGAGGAAGAAGATTTCCTCAAAATCAAAGAAACGCTGACACGAATTGGTGTTGCTTCACGTAAGGATAACAAGCTTTACCAGTCCTGCCACATCCTTCATAAACAAGGCAAGTACTACATCGTTCATTTCAAGGAATTATTTTCCCTAGATGGTAAGCCAACAACGTTTACCGATGATGATATTGGTAGAAGAAACACGATTGTCACCTTGCTTGAAGAATGGGGTCTTGTAAAATCAGTCGAACCAGAACGAATTAAGTCACCGAAAGCTCCAATGAGCCAGATAAAGATCATTCCTCATAAGGATAAAGCTAACTGGACCCTTGAAGCAAAATACAACATTGGAAGAAAGAAGAAATAATGTTCAAAGTCTTTAAAATGAAACCGCAGACCCCTGCGGATGTGAAAATTGAACAGGTAATAAAGAGTCTTTTCCCTCCCATCGAAGTTCGCAAGGACAAAAAAGGAAATAAGTATCATATCGATTATTCCGCAGATACTGCTTTAGAATCAGTCCTTAATGATCTACAGGATGGGTATAATGATGCCACGGTTCAAAAGACCATTCGTAGCGTTGTCGAAAGACTTTATGAAGTGAGAAAGATGCTAGAGGCGTATCAGGAAATAGATGCCGAAGCAAAATATATCATCTGCGATGATCCGGAGGGGACTTCCATTGAAGAAATACAAGCTACAGAAAGCAGCTATCGATAAATTTATCGATTCGCTGGAAGAAATGATCGATGCCCGCGATGATATGTGGGAGGAAGAGAAGTATTCCAATGTGAATGCTATGTGGAAAATTAGAGATGAAAGGTATTATCCAGCAAAGGATAAGTTAAGGGAGGCTCTTACTGAGTTTATTATTGATGTAATCAATGATGAAAACTTAGAATTGCAGTAAATATACTATAAATTACTTAAAAAATAGCCCCAAATTAGCCCTAAAAGCCGATTTGGGGCTAAGTCATTGATTTATAAGGAATAAAAAAAAGTTCAACTTTTTTCATTTTAGGGCTTGACAATCGACTGAATCGGGGTTATGATTAGTTATAAGGTTGAAACGGAGACGAGAAATGGCTACGCATTCCGCTATTGGATTTGTTGAGTATGATGGTTCGGTTCGGGCTATCTACTGTCACTCGGACGGCTACCCAGATAATCAGATGCCATTGCTCACTGAGAACTACAACACGATCGAGAAGGTTGAGGAACTGCTGGATCTGGGCGATCTTTCTTTCCTTGGTGAGGGCATCGGCGAGCAGAAAGACTTCAATAATCCTGATTATGATCTCTGTTTGCCCTACTCTGCTCGTGGTGAAGACGTTCCCGCCAAGGATTATGTCTCTATACAGCACTTCAAGAATAATCATTCTTATAGCGATTACCTCTACCTGTTCGATGGTGTAGAGTGGTCTTGGGAGAAGGTCGATCATCATACCTTTAGGGCTACTGAAGAGGCCTGATATGACCAGAGAGGAAGAAATCATCCTAGCCCTAAAGGTTCGACTCACCAAATCACGTCATCTACGTGATTGCTACATGGTTAATGTTAAGAACGCCATCTCCGTCGGCAACAACAACAGCTGGGATTCTGGGTTTGTCGTTGGTGTGAAGGAAGAAATCTGGTGGATCGAAGATCTTCTTAAGAAAATAGGGGTTGACGTCTCCCCAAATCAATAGTATGATTGGTTTCTAAATTGGAGGCAGACATGTCGCAAGATCGAATTTTGATTGGTGATCGTGTTCGTTACTCGAGCGCTGAAGGAATTATCCGTGGTGAGTTGGTTGATATCTATATCGCGAAGAACGCCAAAGACGAGATGGTTCCGTGGTTTGTTATTGAGATGTACAATGGGCGAAAGACTGTGATTAATGGTCTTGAATCGTTCACTGTTCTTTTTCGATGACCAAGGAAAATGATATATTATATCTTTAAATTGAACTGGAGCCAAACAGACTCAAAGATGGTTATTGTTTATGCATCTAGTCGCATGGAAGCCGAACAGTACTTGAAGCGCCATGGTGATCGTGGTCCACGGTATGTTGATTACTATGGTGAAGTTACTGTTATCACCAAACTGTTACCTGAGATAAAAATATGATGAAATTCTTATCAAAAGACCCTGAAACTTCCAAACGCCAGATTGTTGATATCTTGTATAGGCGATTGCGAAGAAACATTGACCTTAAGAGGCGTTGTATTGAAAGTGGTGGCTTGGTTTTTGAAAACTCATATTTTATGTATCCAAGCAATGATGGGGCTGGCTTAATGACGGGATTGCGCAATGAAATTAGGTTTCTAGAAGATTTGCTTGATTTGGTAGAACGCAGTTGACATTCGGTCACAATCGTAGTATGATTGTATTCTCGATTGGTTGAGGAGCTTCCTATGAAGATCGGCAATTACATTTATCAAGTTAAATTCAGCGACGGTCGAGTTATCCGACGCGAGTATCTAACCGAGGAGATGGCTCGATCTATGTACACCTCCATGATCAATGAGATGAGCTTATGTCGAAAGCTTTATTTTGATGTCATAAGCGTAGCATGGGGTAAGATGTGATGAGTATGCACCTTTGTCCTGTATTCGTCACGACGACCAGTACACGTAAGCGTAAGTCCAAGCTGACCGGCAAGCAGCAACTCTCCCTAGCTGCTCACCAACAGTTTCTTGATAAGATTACTGGTGGTAAGCGCGCCGATAAAAAACTGCTTGACAAAATGTGGCGTCGGGAATATAATGAGTCTATGGTGGTTGATCGATCAGCATTCCGGAAGTCAGGAATGACTCCTGGTT